TCGGATAAAAATTTTTCCATGCCGCGCCGGATTTTCAAAGTTTTTCTTTCAGGAACTCTTGACATCCGGCGCGGATAATGGTATGCTCTCATAGCTTGCGGGTGTAATTCAATGGTAGAATACCAGCCTTCCAAGCTGGGTACGAGGGTCCGATTCCCTTCACCCGCTCCATTTTCCGAGGGTTCTTGAATGTGCGCCAGTAGCTCAGCCGGATAGAGCAACTGCCTTCTAAGCAGTAGGCCGGGGGTTCGAGTCCCTCCTGGCGCGCCAGCGTCAAAACAAAAACTCTGAAATGTATATGGTGGGATTAGCTCAGTTGGCAGAGCACCGGATTGTGGTTCCGGGTGTCGAGGGTTCGAGCCCCTTATCCCACCCCATTGATCGGGGGATCGGGAATAACTCCCGGTCCTCCGCGTCTTTTCCACTTTGGGATGTCGCCAAGTGGTAAGGCACAGGACTTTGACTCCTGCATTCGCGCGTTCGAGCCGCGCCATCCCAGCCAATGCGGGCTGGCATCGCCGGCCCGCCGATCTGACTCAGTAGCTCAGCAGGCAGAGCAACTGCCTTTTAAGCAGTGGGTCCGGGGTTCGAATCCCCGCTGGGTCACCAAAAAGAGAAAGCCCGTAATCCGTTGGGATTGCGGGTTTTTCTTTATTTTTCAATGCTTCTCGGTCTTTCCGGCATTACAAAATATTGAAACGTATTTCAAGAAAACGCAAGCAAAAACAGAATTTTGCAAGCAAGTTTGCTTGCTCTTTTGCTTGCTGTTTGCTTGCGGTCAAAAAGCCGCTCGGATTTCTCCGGGCGGCTCTCTTTATTTCTCCCATGATTTTTTCTCTATGTCCATTTCGGCAACGATTCCGGGGTACTGCTTTTTCAGCTCGGCAAACCTCGCAAGAGCTGCACGGCGCTCTTTTCCGGGAAAGGTTTCCGTTTCCGTTTCGACGCTCGTGCCGTCGTCGTAGTCGGTGAAGTGCCGGATGTAATAGAATTTCTTGTTGTCGTAGTTTACATACCTTTCGAGCCTCAACCGGCGGCGGCTCGGCATGGTGGCGAGTTGGTTATACCGTGCGGCGAGCGCCTGCCGGTATTCGCTCATGTCCTCGATCAGCTTCCTGCACTGCGCGACCATCTGCGCCGCTTGTCCGTCGTTGTGCTTGATTCGGTCGAACGTGTCCAGGGCTTCCGGCCTCTGTAGGTAATACCAGATTCTAATCTCTGCTTCTTTGCTCGGCGATCCGTAGCGCTGGAAAAGGTCGGTATAACTCATTTGTTTAACCCTCCTTACAGTTCGCGGGAATCTTCCCCGCCGAGCTTGCAGCCGGTGTATTTTCCCCAGAGCAAAAGCGCCTTTTTCATAAGATCGTGCATCTCCGCATACGTCATGTTTTCCCGCCCGTCTGCGACGGCGGCATAGAAAAAGGCTTCTTCCAGTTCGGAAAGGTTTTCTAAAACGGTTTGGTAGTTCATTGCTGTTTCCTTTCTGCCCTCGTGACCTCCGGGGCGGGTTCTTATTTTCAGCCGTGATACTCTTCGCAGCTTTGCACCGTCCAACGGGCTATTTTGTCGCTGCGGTGCTCATCGCGTCCCCAACCAATTACAGACCCCACAGGGAGCGGCGAATACACAATAATTGCTTCGGTTCGATCCGTGTAGATGTTTAATAAGCGAATGAGATACATTTTGCTTTCTCCTTTCAATCTCCGGGGGACGGCTCACGCCGTCGCCCCCAGTCTATCAAATCCGGATTCTTCCGCCGTGCCGCGGAAGACCTGGGAACCGTACTTCGTGCGGATGTCGGCCATTGTGGACTTGCTGCGGTAGTAGCTGCGGCCGTCCTCGGGGTGGCGCCAATACCACATTGCCTTCGGCTTGCTCCAGCGACAGCCCGCCGCCTTTAATGCGTCCTTGTGCTCGCGGGTGTTCCCGGAGATCCACAGCCAGCAGCCGCACAACTCGACCGTCAGGCCGTCCAGTTTCAGCAGCGCCGTGATGATGTCGCGGAACTCTTCCGCCGTCTCCGTCGTCTGGTGGAACTCGTCCGCGCTATCGTTGTGGCGCTTTTTCAGGATTTCAAAAGCCGCGTCATGATCGGCGTTGATCTGCTTCATCGTCTCCACGTCTCCGCCGCGGTCGGGGTGGTTCGCCATTGCCAGGCGGCGGTATTCGGCTTTCAGCTCGTCGAGGGTTTTGCAGTTTGTAAAGTATTTCATGGTTGTTTCTCCTTTGTCATACGGTAGTCAGTATGTATTATTTTTTAGAGGGGGTTAACCCTCTAAAAATTTGATGATTGCGTCGCGCAGGACTTCCGAAAAGCTGATCCCCTCTTCCTTGCATTTCGCTTTATATGCTGCGGCAAGGTCTTTATCAAGATACAAGTTGATTCGCGTGTAGTGCTCAGCTTTCCAACGGTCTTTTACTGCGTTACTCGTGGTTGTCTTTCTGGCCGTGGGTCTCACCTCTTTATGCTGGGGCGGTTGCCCGCCCCGCTGGTTTATTTCTGGTCTGCGGTAGTGACGTACACACGGATGATCTTCTTGATATCCTCTTTCGTGAGCTTGTCATCATCCGGGATCTCGTCGATGATGTTGCAGAGGTCAAACGCCATCGCCTTGCGGGTGTCCTGTCTTTCGGCTTCCGTTCCCATCGTTGCGCCTCCTTTCGTTGTCGTTTGCCCTTGGGACGCTTTGAGAATAACGTACTGACGCCAGTATGTCAACCCCCAAATTTCACCTTTGTAGCCTTGCACAAGTTCAGCCGTGCCGTTTTGTGCGAATTGTCGGCGTATTGACAAATGTCACGCTTTTGGGGAAAATTTAATTATAAAGTATCAAGAAGGAGGCGGCGACATGGCCAAGACCGGCAGACCGCGCCGAAACTCAATAGAGGCGTTCGCCGCGGCGATCGATGCGTGCATTGCCGCCTATGAAGAGACGGACGACGCGCACGATCTTACAGACTACGCGCTCGCCCAGAGGCTGAAGCTCTCCATTGACCAGTTGGATGCTTATTACGAGGGAGAGCCCGACCGCGCCATTGCAAGAGTAGAGGCAAGGGAGAGAGCCAAACGCGGAGAGACCGAAGAGAGCACAGAAGAGCCTTTCGAGGATGGGAGTACAATAAAACGGACATATCACGGAGAATTAAAAAGACTGGTGCAGTACCGCTCGGCGGCCTGTGTTGCTCACATTGCCCGGGGCGGTCAGGTCACCGGCTGGATATTCCTTAGCAAACAGAAGCGCTGGGGCGGGTTCTCCGATGTCCAGAAGCAGGAGACCTCCGGACGGCAGGAGATCACCGTTACTCTCAAGGGCGCAGACGGTCGGGAATTGCATTGAATTTGCATTCTCTTACGGGGGTATATAAATAAATATTATTTATTTATATACCCCCTAAAGAGAATAGAGATTTTAGCTTATCAGGCGATTTTTGGCACTGGATATTATGCATAACCGAAAAAGCTTTGATTTCCAACGGTTTCCGGATTTTACGATATAAGCAAAATAGTTATTTTGTTTAATTGCGGCGTAGATCCCGATAGTTCGGCTGTATGTTTATCCATATTATGCAAGAAGCAGCCCGCAGCCTGGGGGCCGGGGCGATTCGCCGCCGGTGGTGTGGTGGTGGGGGGTTCTCCGGTCTCCGGATTTTGTGGTAGTACCCTCCCCCCTACCGGAAAAACGGGGGCGGCCTTGCGGGAGTGGTATAGCGCTATATAGAGCGCATAGACCAAAAGTAAACCATCCGCGAAAAGTGAGGGAAAAATGGAACACAACGAAGAAAAAGCCCGGATAAACGGCAGCTGGGCGGAGTGCCCGGGGTGCCGGAAAAAGCTGTGCCGGGTTTATGAGAGATGGCGGGCGGCAGGAATTGAACTGTACTGTCCGCGGTGCAAGAAGAGCGTGGTGCTCGAAAGAGAATAAGCGTGAGAGACCTGAGAGTCCATTCCGAAAGGGATGGGCTCTTTTCTTTTTGCGAGGTTTGGAATGGCAAAGGTCAGGAAGGGCGGGTCGGCGACCGTTGATCTGGGGACGCTGAACCCGAAGCAGGAAAGATTCTACAACTCGACGGCGAAGTACACGGCATACGGCGGGGCTAGGGGCGGCGGAAAAACGCACGCCGTGCGAGTGAAAGCCGTTGCGGGCGCTTTACTTTATCCGGGGATACGGATCCTCATCATCCGCCGGACGTACAGCGAATTGCAGCACAACCACATTGAGCCGATCTTGAAAATGATCCCGCAGCCGCAGGTGGGAGTGTACAACATACAGCTCCACCAGATCTATTTCACGAACGGCTCGACGATCATCTTCGGACACTTCAACTCCTACAACTCGGCGTTTCAGGAGTATCAGGGACAGGAATACGACTGGATCTTCATTGACGAGGCGACGCAGTTCACGGAGCAGGAGTTCCGCTTGCTGGGCGGCTGTCTGCGAGGCGTGAACGAGTTTCCGAAACGGATGTATCTCACGTGCAACCCCGGCGGCGTCGGTCACCGGTGGGTCAAGAGACTGTTCGTAGACCGGGATTTCAAGACGGACTGCGAGAACGCGGAGGAGAACGAGGACCCGAACGATTACGAGTTCATTCAGGCGACGGTGGACGACAACACGGCGCTGATGAATTCGGAGGGCGGACGGGACTACCTGAAGCAGCTCTCGCAGCTACCGGAAAACATCCGTGCCGCTCACCGATACGGTGACTGGGAGGGGCTTTCGGGAAACTACTTCCCGGAGTTTTCGGAGGGGAAGCACACATGCGAGGCGTTCCCCATTCCCCGGTGGTGGAGACGGTACAGGGCACTGGACTACGGTCTGGATATGCTCGCGTGCTACTGGTTCGCCGTGGACGAGACGGGGCGTGTCTGGTGCTACAGGGAGCTGAAGCAGAAGGACCTTGTGGTGTCGGACGCGGCGCGGATGATCTTGGAGAACACGGGGATCAACGAGCACATAGACATTACGTTCGCCCCTCCCGATCTGTGGTCACGGACGAAGGATTCCGGCAAGAGCATGGCGGAGCTGTTTATGACGAACGGCGTTCCTCTGGTGAAGGCGAGCAACAACCGCGTGCAGGGCTGGCTTCAGATGAAGGAGTTTCTGAAGGATTCTCCCGACGGCAGGCCGGGGCTCATGTTCTTCCGCAGCTGCAAGGGGATCATCGAGGACATTCAGGCGATACAGGCCGACGAGAAGAACCCGAATGACTGCGCCAAGGAGCCGCACGACATCACGCACTCGAACGACGCGATCCGGTACTTCTGCGTATCCCGCTCTCTCCCCGGAGAGATGGAGAAGGTCATGGAGGAGCCGGACGACGAGCCGGAGGAGGATTACGAAAACACCATGACCGGCGGGGCGGCTACCGCCGAGTACATCGGATATTAGGAGGGCTTATGCGATTCATTAAGACGCTTCTTGAAGTTACAAAGCAGCTCGCGCGGCTGGCTGTTATGTACGCCGAGCTTGCGGGGCGTGTCTCGGCGCTGGAGGCCGGGAAACCGGCAGCGGAGCCGACGGAGCCGGACGATGCGGAGAAGAAGTTCCAGAAGGGGCTGGAGAGCATTTTGAATTACGGCGTGAAGAAACCCGAGGTGAACGATGAAGAAGTCGAATGAGGCTCTGAACGAGAAGATCTACAAGCAGTTTCAGAAGGGGCTAGATTTCAACAACCGGATCGATCTCTGCGACAACGTGGAGACATCGGAGAATTTCTTCATCGGCCGGCAGTGGGAGGGCGTGCAGTCCAACGGTCTGCCTACCCCGGTGTTCAACTTCCTCAAGCGAATTGTTCTCCACCAGGTGGCGAACATCACCTCCGACAACATAACGATGAACGCCAAACCTCTCGCGGCGGCTCCGAACGACAAAGAGATGGATCGCATTGTATCCATTGTGAACGAGGAGTTCATCGCCCTTATGGAGCACAACCGCATCCCGAACATGACGCGCGAGTATATGCGAAACGCCGCCGTGGACGGGGACGGGTGTACTTACACCTACTGGGATCCCGACGCCGTTGTTTCCAAGGACATCCGGGGCACGATCCGCACGACGGTCATTGAGAATACCCGCGTGTTCTTCGGGAACCCGAACAGCCGGGACGTGCAGGCACAGCCGTGGATCATCATTTCACGGCGCGATTTTGTGAAGGCCGTAAAGAAGTACGCCCGGGAAAACGGCATCTCCGAGGAGAACGCCGAACTGATCCGCCCGGACACCGACGAGAACAACTCCCTGCCGGAATCGTATGTCGATAACCGCTGCACCGTTCTTTTGAAGCTGTGGCGGAACGACGAGACGGAAACGATCTGGGCGGCGGAATGCACGAAGGACGTTGTTGTGCGCGAGCCGTGGGATCTCGGCATCCGCCTGTATCCAGTGACGTGGCTGAACTGGGACTATGTGCAGGATTCCTACCACGGGCAGAGCCTTGTAACGGGGCTTATCCCGAACCAGATCTTTGTGAACAAGTGCTTCGCCATGAGCATGATCTCGCTGATGACGACGGCGTATCCGAAGGTCGTTTACGACAAGACCCGCATTTCGAGCTGGACAAGTCAGGTAGGGGCTGCCATCGGCGTAAACGGCGGGGATATGAATCAGGTAGTGAAGATCGTAGACCCCGCGCAGATCTCCCCGCAGATATCGCAGTTTATCGAATCCGCCGTGAACTACACGCAGACGTTCACCGGCGCGACGAGCGCCGCTCTCGGCGACACAAGACCGGACAACACCAGCGCCATCATCGCCCTGCAGCGAGCCGCGAGCATTCCGAGTGAGATCACAAAGCAGAATCTCTACCAGTCTGTGGAGGATCTGGGGCGCATCTATCTGGAGTTTATGGCCGAGTACTACGGCAACCGCCCGGTGGACGTTCCGGCAGCGCAGATGGTGCCGGAGATTGCGCAGTACGCCGGAGTGCCGAGCGACCAGACAACGCTTGTCGATTTCGATTTTTCGATACTCAAGGACATCCCGATGTGCATGAAGCTGGACGTGGGCGCTTCCGCCTACTGGAGCGAGATCGCGTCGGTGCAGACGCTCGACAACCTTCTCATGCAGGGCAAGATCGAGCTGGTGGATTATCTCGAGCGCATCCCGGAGGGGTATATCTCCAAGCGCGCGGAGCTGCTTGCCAAGTACGGCGCGCCGCAGCTCCCGCAGGAGATGCCGCAGGGAGATATGAACATGCCGCCGCGCGGCGGCGGACAGCTCGTAGACACCGGCGCGCAGGAGACCGTGCCGACAGGCCGCGGATACTCCGAGCTTCAAAGGCAGTTAAACCGGACAGGTAACTGATATACATCCCGCCGACCATAGCGGGGGAAAGGCACTTTTATGAACGAGAACGAAGTCAGCGCTTCTTACAACGACGATTGGGACGACATCACTCTGACGGATGACGATCTGGAGGACGGAGCCGAACCCGCCGGGGAGGAAGCGCCCGAAGCCGAGGATACGGCAGACCAGCCGGAAGCCGAGGCCGAGGAGACCGCAGCGGAACCGGAGCAGAAGGAGACAGACCAGTCTTTTGAGCTGAAGCATCTCGACGAGGTGCGGACGGTGAACCGCGACGAAGTGATCCAGCTTGCGCAGAAGGGCATGGACTACGACCGTGTCCGGGGCAAGTACGACGAGGCCAAGCCGCAGATCGAATGGTACGCGAAAAACGCGACCAGCGTGAAGTGGATGGAAGCCATCGCCCAGAAGCAGGGTATCACGTTTGAAGAGCTTGTGGACCAGACGAGAGCGCAGATCATGGCGGACGAGACAAACCAGTCTATCGCCGTGTGCCGCGGGATCGTCGCCAACGAGCGCAAAGCTGCCGAGCTGGAGACGGAAAAGGCAAGGCTGGATACGCCCGAGGCGAGAAAGCAGCGGGACATTCAGGACTTCATCCGGGAGTACCCCGAACAGGCAAAGTCCCCGGAAGCCCTGCCGCAGGAAGTATGGGCGGCGGTGAACAAGGGCGAGACCCTTGTGAACGCTTACCGCGCCTATGAGCTGAAGGAAGTCAAGGCTCAGCTGGAACAACAGAAAATAGAGGCCGCGCGCAAAGCGCAGGAAGAAAAAAACAGAGCCCGTTCTACCGGATCGTTATCCACGAGCGGGAAAAGCACCGCTGACGCGGAATTTGATGCGATCTGGTATGACGGGACGTGATGATATGAAAGGAATTTATCATGGCTACTGTCAATCTCGCAACCAAGTTTTCCGCAAAACTCGACGAACGTTATAAGCTCCGCAGCCGCACCGAGGCGTTCACCGGCAACAACTGGGAATGGAACGGCGTGAACGCCATCAAGATGTGGACGCTCATCGCCGCAGACCTCAACGACTACAACAACACCGCTTCCGCCAACCGCTTCGGCACGCCGAGCGAAGTGGACGATGAAGTCAACACCTACGCGCTCACCAAGAAGCGCAGCTTCTCCAAGGTGTTCGACATCACCAACGTGCAGGACACGATGATGGTGCGCCGCGCCTCCGCGTATCTCAAGCAGGTATGGGATGAGAAGTACGTCCCGGAGATCGACAAATACCGCTTCGGTGTCTGGGCGAACGGCGCCGGTCAGGGCGAGCTGAACGCCACGAAGCTCACCAAGAGCACGATCATGGAGAAGATCCTCCTTGCCCATGCCGCGCTCGACGACAAGTACGTTCCCGAAGAGAACCGCGCGACGTTCGTCCGCTCCGATATCGCCGTCAATCTCAAGCTCGCCGACGAGATGAAGAACCAGCAGAACTGGATCGACAAGTCCGTCGTCAAGGGCAAGATCGGCGAAGTGAACGGCAGCCCGATCATCTCCGTTCCCAAGGGTCTCTTCCCCGCCGGCATGGAGTTTATGATCAAGCACAAGCAGGCCACCGCCGACCCCATGAAGCTGCGTATGCTCCGCGCGAACGACAACGCGCCCGGCTACGCCGGAACGCTCATGGAAGGTCTCTGCCGCTACGATTCCTTCGTTGACGCGATCAAGGCGGACGGCATTTACGTCTACTTTGAATCCGGCATGGCGGCGACGCCGACGGCGGCGCTTTCCACCGGGAAGCTGACGCTCACCTCCACGGATTCCACCGCCGTCATCAAGTACACCACGGACGGCACGAACCCCAAGCACAGCGCCACGGCGCAGACCTACTCCGCGGCTCTGGAGAACATCACCGGCAAGAAGGTACTCTTCTACGCCGAGGTCTCCGGAAAGATCAACAGCCCCATCGGCTCTTACGAGGGCTGATACCTTGCGGGAGGCGGATATCCCGCCTCCCCTTTTCCATAGGGAGGTCATTATGACGACGACCGGCAAAGATATATTCGACAAGGCCATTACCCTGATGGGCGAAATGGACGACAACGGCAACACGGACTATGCCGACACGCAGGAGTATAAAAATCGGGCGTTAAACATTCTGAACACGCTCCGAGGCGAAGTTTACCAGTACTCCGACACATATAACGACCCGGAGGCGGAACGCGGCAGAAGGCCCGTGTGTCCCGTTCTCGAAAGTCTCAACGACGAAATAGGAATTGATGATGTTCTGGCGCAGACCGTTCTTCCCTACGGTCTGGCGGCGCATCTTCTCTTGGACGAAAATGACGCCATGGCGGCGTTTTTCCAGCAGAGATATGAAGAGCTTTTGAAGAGGCTCGGCGCGAAGATCCCCGCTTCGTGGGAATCCATCACGGACGTATACGGCGCCGTGATCGAATACGGGCAGTGGGGGCGGTGGTGACATGGCGACGATCCGCTCCTCTTCCCGCGAGAAGGTTTTCTCCTGCAAGGCGTGGCTCGGTCTGCACGAAAGCCCGGACGGAGACACCAAGCTGAAATTCGGCGAAGCCGCCAATATACGGAACTGGCGGATCACGCGAGACCGCAATCTCAAGGTACGCCCCGGCGAGGATGTGATATCCGGCCTGTGCCGCTCCTACTCTCTCCTCGTTGCGTCTACGGTGGAGGACGCGCGTATCGACAACGACACGTCCTCCGTGCTGACGATGTATCCGACCGCTTCCGCCGCGGACGGGAAGATCACGCTTTCCGGCACGTCGGTGTCCGTTAAATCGGACAGCGCTTTCCAATACGCCGGGTATTACTGGCGGGAGACAAAATTCAAGGTCTGGCAGCTCGTCTCCTGCGATTCGACCGACGGGCAGCATATCTGGAAGATGAAGCGCGTCCGCGCCGTCGCGGCTTCCGCGAACCCCAAGGTCGCAGGGCTGTGGCAGGGGCTCGTAAACGGGACGGAATACGTTCTCGCTGCGTGCGACGGGAAGCTCTGGAAGCTGTATGACGGGGAATGGAAGAAGGAAGAGATCGGCGATGTGGACACGACGCAGACGGTACGCATCTTCGGCTTTTCCGAGAGCGCCTACATTCTGGACGGGAAGAAATACCGTCGGTGGGACGGGACGACCTACGGAGAAGTGACAGGATACGTTCCGCTCGTCCTAGTTTCGGCGCTTCCCTCCGGCAGCGGCACGGAGCTGGAGCAGATCAACAAGCTCTCCGACAAACGGAGAGCGCAGTACTCCCCGGACGGGACGGCGACCGTATTTCAGTTACCGGAGACCGGCCTTGCATCCGTGGACAGCGTGCGGAAAAACGCGCAGACCGTCACCGGCTGGACGGCGGATGCGGAGAAAGGGACGGTGACATTTTCCGAAGCGCCGGAGGCCGGGACAAACACGATAGAGATCACGTATTCGACGGGGATAAGCTTCCGCTCACAGGTGGAAGCCATGCGGTTTTCCGAGCTTTACAACGGCGCGCAGGATACCCGAGTGTTTCTGTACGGAGACGGGAGCAATCAGGTATTCTACTCCGGTCTGGACACGGACGGAAAAGCGAGAGCGGACTACTTCCCCGATCTGAACGTTGCAAACATCGGCGAGGCCAACACGCCCGTCACGGGGCTTATCCGGCACTATTCCCGGCTTATCGCGTTCAAGACGGAAAGCACCTACTCCATTTCCTACAGCACGATCACGCTGGAGGACGGGAGGGTAACGGCGGGGTTTTACATCACGCCGGTAAACCGCACGATCGGCAACGCGGCCATGGGTCAGGTCATGCTTGTATCGAACAGCCCGCGGACACTGCACGGGCAGGACTGCTACGAGTGGAGCAACGTTTCGCGGTACTCCTCGAATCTCTCCTCGGACGAGCGGCAGGCCAAGCGCATTTCGGACAGAGTGTATGAAACGCTCTCCGGAATGGACACGGAGCGGTGCGTATGCTGGGACGATGACTACTCACAGCAGTATTTCATCGCTTTCGGCAAAACCGCGCTTGTTCACAACTACGCCGCGGACGCATGGTACTACTACAGCAATTTTGACGCGGTGTGCTTCCTCTCCTTTAAGGGCGAGCTGTATTTCGGCACGTCCGGCGGGGAGCTGCGGAAGCTGGACGACGGCGAGCGCAGCATTGCCGGAGAAGAGATCGACGCTTACTGGGAGAGCGGGAGCATCGATTTCGGAGAGGATTTCCGCCGGAAGTACATTGCGCAGATATGGGTCGGCCTGAAGCCGACGGAAAACTCCGAAGTCATCGTCACGGTGCAGACCGACCGGAAGAGCGTGTACGCCGAAAAGGTCGTGCAGCGGAAAATGGCATCGTTCGCCAACGCCGACTTTACCGACTGGTCTTTCGAGACGAACTACAAGCCGTTCATGCAGCGGCTGAAAATCAAGGCCAAAAAGGTCACCTACTACAAGATGGTCTTCAAAAGCCGGAGCGATACCACAGGAGCTACGGTCGTAGCGCTGGATATGCGCGTCCGGTACAACGGATACGTAAAGTGAGGGATACGATGATACCGAGAGTAACAGACGAGCTTGGAACGGTCTCCACGCTGGATGACCGCCCCAACGACACGAGCGGCCTTACCGCCGCGGAGCTGAAAGCAAAATTTGACGCCGATTCCGGGACGCTGAAAACCTATCTGAACGATGTGCTTATCCCGTTTCTGGAGGGCATGACGGCATCCGCTAGCCTCGGCATCACGACCATCCCCGGCTTTTCGGCGGGGAACGTACAGACGGCACTTGAGCAGATCGTACAGGCAATGCAGGACGTGACGCAGGGCAGCGTTGCGGACGGGAGCATCACGCTGGCAAAGCTCGCCGCGGAGGTGACGGCCGTCGCTCTCGGCGGTGCGGCGGCGAGCCATACGCACGGCGCGGGAGATATAAACTCCGGCGTACTGAACGCGGCGAGGATCCCGGTGCTGGACGGCACGAAGCTCGGCACGGGGAGCGTCGGCACGGCGCAGCTCGGCGCGGCGGTGGTGACGGCGCAGAAGCTCGCGGCGCTATCGGTGCTCGCAACGCACATCGCGCAGGGCGCGGTGACGGCGCAGAAGGTAGCTCCCGGCGCTATCACGGCGGAGAAGATCGCCGCGGGTGCTATCATCACGGCGCTGCTTGCCGAAAAAGCCGTTACCGCCGCGAAGCTCGCCGACGATATACCGTATACCAAATTCGGCCTTGCCGCCGATCAGGTGCGGCACGTTTACGCCGGAACGACAGAGCCGGGCGCCGAGCTCGGCGTAGACGGGGATATCTATCTCATGTATTCGGAGTGAGGTAAGAGTATGGCATGGTTACAGACTGCTCCGACGCTGCCGTCTGGAAGCGCTTGGGAGCAGGAAAAAAGCATTTCGGGATGGTCAAACCACTGGAACTTTACCGGAAAGCTCTACATCGCCCGTCTGAATGGCAGGCAGTTTGCTGTTAAAGCAGAGCTTACGAGCACAAACGGCAGCTATGGTACGTATTACCCCCCGGCAAAATGGAAGCTCCGGTGTGACATCGGCGGCGTCACCGGCACAGAGAACACGTCCTTCGACGTATCAAAAGGAACGACAACGTTCTATTTTTTCGGAGAAGCCGGAGAGGGTGTAAATATCACCGTCAAGGTCGGAGGCGTGGACGCCGCGGTCGCCGTTCAAACCGCGACCTTTGCCGCCCCCGCGCTGCTTGGTTCGACGATTTATTTCAAGGTCTCCGGCGTGTGGAAGCAGGCGACGCTGTACCGCAAGGGCGGTACTTGGAAAAATGCGCTGGCAAAATTCAAAGCAGGAGGAACATGGAAATGAACGGTATTGACGTTTCCGAGCATCAGGGCGATTTCGATTTCACGCCGTACAAGGATGGCTTTGTCATCATCCGCGGCGGCTACGGTATCCGAAATGCCGACAAATGGGCGGAGCGCAACATTGCCAAATGCGACGCGCTCGGTATCCCGTGGGGAATTTTTTGGTACAGCTATGCGCTGAATGTGCAGACGGCCAAATTGGAGGCGGAGCGGTGTCTGCGCTTCCTCAATGGCCGGAAGCCTCGGCTCGGTGTGTGGTTCGATATGGAGGACGCGGACGGGTACAAGCAGACGAACGGCTTCCCGTCTAACGAGACGATCACCGCCATGTGCAAGACGTTCTGCTTGGCTATGGAAGACGCGGGGAACAAAACCGGCGTGTACGCGAATCTCGACTGGTTTGAAAACCGAATCGGGGACACGGGGTATGACAAATGGATCGCGGCGTGGGGCTGGAACGACGGTGAGCATTATCCCGATCTTTCCGGGAAATGCGTCTTTCACCAGTACCGCGGGGAGCCGCTTGACCTTGATATCATGCATGTCCCGCTGTCCTATTTCGACGATGGAGCGGCGGGCGGAGCAGAGCCCCGCCCCTACGAAAAGGAAGGAATGACCGTGAGCATTCCGGCAATGGCGCAGGAGGTGCTTGACGGGAAGTGGGGCAACGGCGAGGAGCGAAAGCAGAAGCTCGGCGCGTGGTTTTACGATCTCGTGCAGGGCGAAGTGAACCGGTTGATGGGAGGATAACTTTATGGCAAAAACTGCATATGGAACTACCTACGGCCCGACGACAGCTACGGGAGCCGGTTCTGCGATTGGCGCTCTAACTGGGGCAAAGCCCGGCGATAAGAAAACCGGCAGTTCCAACCAGTATCCCAATGCAAATAGCTCGTCTCTGCAAGGGACTATTGATCCCGACCGCGGCAGCACCGGATTTCCGTACTATATGCCGGGCAACGATCCGTACCCGAGTGCAAACAGCTCTTCCCTGCAGGGAACGATCGATCCTGACCGCGGCGGCAGCGCGAGTACTCCCGGCAGCTCGCCGAATATGTTTCAGAATCCGACAACGCCATCTGCCGGGTCGAGCGGCGGCAGCGGCGGCGGATACTACTCCTCCCCGGCCAGACCCCAGTACCCCGCCCCGAAGCTTCCCACCGCCACGTCGCAGGAGGCGTACATAAAGGCGATGTACGACGCGAGCCAGAAGGCGCAGGAGGAAGCGCTCCGGGCATCGTATGAGAAGAACACCGGTTCGCTGGACTATCAGCAGGGCAAGATCGCCCCGACGTATGACGCGGCGGCGAATAACGCCGGAGCGCAGGCGGCGATACAGCGGGCGAATTTCAACGAGAGCGCGAACGCCTCCGGGCTGAATACCGGTGCCGGAAGTCAGGCCGAGCTTTCCATGCGGAACGCGGAGGCGGCGAACATCTCCTCCATCCGCAAGGCGCAGGCCGACGCGCAGGCCGATCTTGACTATCAGAGAAGCCAGCTCACATTGGAATACCAGAACGCGATCCGCGAGGCTATCGCCAAGAACGAGCTGCAGAAGGCGCAGGCGCTCTATGAGGAGGCGAAGCGCGTGGACGAATCGCTCGTTTCCACGGCGATCAACCAGGCGAATCTCAACTGGCAGATATGGAGATATAACAACGGGTAACGGAGGCACTTATGGCAAAATCGGTACTTGTAACTTCACAAAAGCGGTCTCCGGGTAAGGTACTTATAAGCAACGGTCAGGTCGTGCAGACGCCCCCGGAGCAACGACTTTCTGATGCATACGATGCTGCCGTCAAAACGCCCGTTCTGGACAGCGCCGTAAAACCGAGCGCAAGGCAGGCGTTCTCCCCCGCTTCCAGTCTTGAGGAGTTCATGGGCATTCTTCCCACGCCGGAGGTCAAAAACGACGGGCTGGACGGGACGCCGTATGCCGATGTGGTGCGCAGCGAGTGGAAGCGAGCGGGCGTGGACAACGCGCGGGACTATGCGAAGATCCGCAAGGACTATACCTCCCGCGGCATTTGGAGCGGCGTAGCCGGTGCGGCAAGAGACAGCGTAAACTACCTCTATAACCTCTACCAGCAGGCAAAGAACAACATCGCCAAGGGGAATCAGTACGCCACCGGCGACGAACTTCTCTATCAGGACGTTCTGAAAAAGACCGGCGAGGAATACAAGGACAAGCCGCTCGAAAAGGCCGTGCACTGGGGCGAGGCTTACGATCAGGAATCCGAGCGGATCGCGCAGGAACTGAACGTGAACGAGGAGGCGCGGAAGGACTACCAGTTCAATCAGGCGGTCGGACGCATGGCACCGGCTATCGCCGTTTCCGCAACGGGCAACCTTGTCGGCGGCGGTATGACGCTGCTCGGCGCGGGAGAGGCCGCAAAGGGCGCTTACGCCGTCGGACGGTTTTTGTCCTCCGCCGCTACGTTTACTTCCGCCGCCGGAGGCGCTTATGAGGACGCCAAGGCGCACGGCATCGACGACGACAAGGCCATGACCTACGCCGCGACCGTGGGCGCTATCGAGCTGGCGGCGGAATCCGTCTCCTCCGGTCTCGGCAAGATCGGCGGAAAAGCGATCGGCACGGGCGGCTTTACGGACGATTTCGTATCGAGCCTTGCGAAGAAGGTCTCCTCCGACCCGAACGTGCAGAACGCCGTCATCTATGCCGGCGGCGTGCTCGGCGAGGGCTTTGAGGAATGGCTTTCCGAGTGGGGCGACTACGCGGCCAACCGGCTTCTTGTCAAATACGACGATCGAGCGCTCAGGGACGTATGGGGAGATTCCAAGGAATCCTTCATGCAGGGCGCTATGATGTCCTCCCTGCTGAACATTACGCAGCTCATGCAGAGGGGCGTTCCGCCGAAGGAGGCGATCCGGCAGGGCGTTGACGAGACGGCGGCGGAGGCCGGGATCTCCCCCGCGGAACAGGTATCCCCGGCGGCGCAGACCATGGCGAGAGCGGCGACGCAAAACACCGTGCAGGAGACCGCTCCGGCGCGGACAGAGGTTTCCCCGGCGGCGCGGACGATGGCGCAGGTTTTATTCGGAAATCGTGAACCTTTACAACAGAATATTGACACAAACACCGCAGCAGCTTATAATGATAGTATTGAAAATAATCTGATAGGAGGCGGCCCGAATGGCGGAGCAGAAACCGACGGCAACGGAATTGCTCGAGAGGGACTACGGCTCGGACGAGATGGCGCAGAAGCTGATAGCGTCATTTCGGGCGGACGAGAAGCAGTCGGACGAGGAAATCTACAAGTTTCTGGAATCGTTCTATTAAGCCAGGAAGCGCAGAACATACTTAAAGCACGCGGTGTTGATATTGTGGAAACGCAAGACGTTTCCGCAAACAGCACCGCGTTTTCTCATGCTCTGGACGAGGCGCGGAGCGCAGACGCAGACCATGGATGGGCTGTCACGCCGAAAACAGCAGAGGAGCTTTCCGAAAATGGTGTGCGTTCGTTCATGGACGCGAACGGGTCTACCGGATTTGCCATTGCGCAGGACGGCGACATTGAAGCTGTGTTTTCCAACAAAGCCAAGGGAGCGCCAAAAGGCGCTACAAAAAGCACGATTCCGCAGGCTATCGCTCTCGGCGGCACAAAGCTTGACTGCTATGGCAGCAATCTTGTAAAGCTTTACCAGCAGTATGGCTTTGAACCTGTTGCCAGAGTTAAATTTAACCCGGAATATGCCAACCCCGGATGGGACGCGAGCAAGGGAACGCCGGACATCTATTTCATGCTGCACAACGGCGACAGCGCGGATACCGTTGTACAGAAAACCGGTACATACACGCCTCTGACGACAGCCGACCTTGCCGCTCTCCCTGAAATGGACTACGACACAGCATATGCCTATCGAGACAACCTTCTCGCGCAGCGCGGAAAGCCGGTGAACGCCGAAGATACGCAGGGTGCGAACGCCGAACCGCTCACCCCAATCGCGCAGGTTGTGCTTGGCAACGCAAAGGCAACGAATCCGAACGCCACGGCCCGAACTCCTTTGCCACCGACAAGTCCGGACATACCGACACGCCTTTCGCAGACCGTCGAGACGGTACGTGACGCTGCCGTTACGCCGGAAGCTGTTAAACAGTCCATAAACGAGAATATCGAAAACGGAGGGTATCGGTACATCCCGGAATCCAACGCCGACGCGGTGGCTTCCGCGCACTCGGAGATAAGCAGCAAAGGATTCGATTCCGTGCTGCGGGAGTGGACGGCAAAGGTCAATCGAGGAAAGACCAGCAACGACCTTTCGGCTACGGGCGCTGTCCTCTACAACGAGGCGATCCGGAGCGGAAACACGAAGCTCGCGCTGGATATCCTTTCCGACTATCAGATACTCGGCACGAACACCGCGCAGGGTTTGCAGGCGATGCGGATCATCAAAGACCTCACTCCGGAGGGTCAGCTTTATATCATGCAGCAGGACGTTGCAAAGCTGAATGATAACCGCAGCGAATCGGCAAAGCGGAAAAATCCGGAGGGATACAAGATCGACCCTGCACTTGCCGACGCCTATCTCAACGCCAAAGACGCCGCGGCCAGAGACGCCGCCGTTACCGCCATTCAGCAGGACATCGCGGCGCAGATTCCCGCGTCCTTCGCGGAGAAGTGGCGCGCTCTCCGGTATCTGAATATGCTCGGCAACGTGAAAACGCAGGCGCGAAACCTTCTCGGCAATACGGCCATGATGGGCTTGACCGGCGCGAAAAACACCATGCTTACCGGAATTGAATACCTCGCGAACAAGCTCTCCGGCGGGAAGTATGAGCGCAACACGGCGTTCGGCGTGCGCGATTATATGGACGCGGCCAAGAAGTATTACAAGACCGTGGACGATTTCGTAAACGGCGATTCCAAATACATGGAATCAAACATGAACGATTCGTTCAGCCGCGGCATACAGGACGCAAGAAAGATCTTCGGCTTCAAGCTGCTGGAGGCGTACCGCAAGGCCACCCAATGGGCGATGACGCAGGGCGACGTGCTGTTCATCCGTCCGCAGTTCGCGCGGTATCTCTCCGGGTATCTCAAGGCGCGGGGCATGGACGCGAACACGTTTACGCAGATCGTGAACGGCGACATACAGGCCACGACGGAACAGCAGGATCTGATCCACAATGCCACGGAATACGCCGCGCGGGAAGCGCAGGAGGCGACCTTCCACGACAGCAACGCGATTTCCGACGCGGTATCCAAGGTCGGCAAGGGCTGGCCCGCTCCCGTTCGCGCGCTCTTCGAGGGCATTCTCCCGTTCCGAAAGACCCCAGCCAACGTTCTTGTGCGCGCGGAGGAATATTCCCCGCTCGGCGTTGTCAACACGGCGGTGAACGCGTATCAGGCGGCAAAGGGGCTGAACGGAAAAACAGCGGCGGACGTTATCAACTCGTTTTCCAAGACGGCCACCGGCACTTCTCTCTTCGCGCTCGGCGCGCTGCTTGCGAAGGCCGGGCTTGCCCGCGGCAAGGAGGACGACGAGGAACAGGCGGCATTCGACAAGATGCAGGGCAAGCAGGACTTTTCCGTTGTTCTGCCGGACGGTTCGAGCTACACCATCGACTGGCTCTCCCCGGCTGCCGTGCCGTTCTTCATGGGCGTCGCCTTTTCGGATGCGCTGTCGGACGGGGATATCACCGTCGGCGAATTTCTCAAGGCGATCGACACGCTTACCGAGCCGATGATCGATATGTCCATGCTGCAGGGCGTGAACGACGCGCTGGACCAGATCCGGTACGCCGACAACGCGCTTGTCAACTTTGCGCTGAACCAGATGGTCAACTATGTATCGCAGGGCATCGGGAACAGCCTGTTCGGGCAGATCGAGCGGATCACGGAGAAGAACCGGGAAACGACCTACACGGCGTCCGACACGCCCGAAGGTCGTACGTGGGAAAGAACGCTCGGCAAAGTTCTGAATAAGATCCCCGGTCTTGAGTACAACCAGGTGGAATACGTGGACGCGTGGGGACGGACGCAGAGCAGCGGCAGCGCGGCGGAGCGGGCGTTTTCCAACCTCCTCTCCCCCGGCTACATCGGGAAGAACCGCAGCACGGAGGTAGATAAAGAGCTGCAGCGGCTCTACGACGCCGGGCAGACGAACGTTTTTCCTTCCCGCATTTCCATGACGGACACCGTGAACGTATACCGGAACGACGGGCGAAAGACCGATGAGCGCCGCCTTACCAAAGACGAATACGTACAGTATCAGAAGGTCATGGGGCAGACCTCTCTGGAGCTTGTCAAAGACCTTATGAGCTCCCCGGTATACAAGGGCATGAGCGACGAGGCGAAGGCCTCGGCCATTTCGGAGATCTACGGCTACGCCAAACGAATGGCGGCGATGGCCGTGGAGCCGAGCGCGAAGTACGGCGAAAAGACTGACGTTTCCAAGCTCTCCAATCCCGCGGCGTACTACGCGGCGAACGCCTCGTTCAACACCGCGTCCAAGGACAGCGAGAACCGGAATTACGGGGAGCTGGATTCTCTCACGGCATCGTTCAGCCGTCTGCCGCCGGACGTTCGGGACGCCGTTACCGAGGGGAACGCCGGACTTGCCAAGATGCTCGACGCCAAGGAGAACGGATATAGCGCCCGGCAGTACTTCAACGTGTACGACACGGTCAAATCGCTCACACCGGCAGAGGGATATTCCAGCGTTGCCACATGGCAGAAGATCGACGCGGTATGCTCCATGAACACCCCCGATACGGAGAAGGACTACTTTGTCATGAACTACTTCGAGGGGAGCTCAAAGGACAAATACACCGCGGCGCGCGAGGCCGGATACTCCCCGTATTCCGTTGCCGTGGCGTATCAGACGTACCAGCTCTCCAAGGGAGTGGACAAAAACGGCGACGGCAGGAACGATTCCGGCACGAAGGAGGCGGCGTTCGTCGCCGCCATGATGGAGCAGGGCGCGAGCAGAAAGAGCGCCGAATGGCTGTACAAGCTGTTCGCGTCAAATAAATAAAGGAGGAGCACACAATGACCGAGTATCAGGTGATCGGGGTGATTGTAACACTCGTCGGATTGGGCGTTGCCATCATTACGCCGATCATCAAGCTCAACACCAACATTGTCCGTTTGACTGTCGCTGTCGACAATCTCAACGCGGCGCACAGTAAAATGGACAAGGACAACGAAGCTGCACATAAGCAGCTGCACGAGCGCATCAATCACCGCAAGAAGGAAAACGAGGAGCTGGACGAGCGCGTGTCCGACCACGAGCGCCGTATTGGTATTCTCGAAAACAAATAATTTTTAGGAGGAAAGAATCATGAAACTGAACGACAAGATCTACGACATTCTCAAGTGGCTCACGCTTATCTGTCTCCCCGCGCTCGGCACGGCGTATGTCGCGCTCGCCGGTGTCTGGGGCTTCCCCTACGCCGAGGAGGTCAGCAAGACGGTCATGGCGGTGTGCACGCTCTGCGGCGCACTGCTCGGCATTTCCACGGCGGAGTACAACAAAACGAAATGACGCTCGCGAGCGAGATCATCACCGCGCAGAAGAAGAAAATCCGAACGCTGTACCTTGTGACGCTTTTCGCGTGTGCCACCGCAGGGACGCTCATAGTAAGGGGCATCCATGAACATAAGGACAGACTTCACCGCGCCGGAGGTTGAATACTTCCGGGAGCAATGCAACTTTACCCGGCAGCAGAGAGCGATCTTCGATCTTCGCGTGAGCGATCATTCGATCATCGAGGTCTGCGACATTCTCCACATCTCCGAGGCCACGGCGGGGCGGGAGATACAAAAAATCAAACGCAAGATCGTGAGGGTTTTGTGAGTGTTTTTCGAGGGTCAATCGATAGGTTGACCCTCGTTTTTTCTGCGATGATTGTCTTAGACACCGGAGCGCTACGGTGAAAATTTTAAGGAGGAATCATCATGGAATACGCATCCAAAGCTACGGGCGGAACCGCTCTCGGTCTCGGTATTGCCGGCACTGCCGGCTGGCTGCTCAACGGCGGTCTCGGCAATCTCTTCGGCGGTCTCGGCGGTAACGGCGTGGTAGCTCCCGCCGTTGCCGGTCTCGCCGCGGGCATGGCGAGCCAGAAGTGCGGCGACGACGCCAACGTCTCCCGCTATGAGCTCAACCAGACCCAGACCATGGCGCAGAAGGACATGGAGATCGCCTACTGGCGCGGGCAGGACGAGACGAACCGCAAGATTTCGGACGCCTACACCAAACTTGAGAACCGCATTCTCGGCCTTGCCGGCGAGGTGCGCGCGAACAAGGAAGAGCAGGCCGCTCTGAATCTGCAGCAGGCCGTCTACAACGGCACGAACACCGCCGCTGTCGGCTGCATCCAGGGGCAGATCGCGCAGCTCCAGAGCCTCACGAAGCTCATTGTTCCGAACAGCTCCGTTTGTCCCGGCTGGGGCGAAGTGACCGTCAAACCGGCGACCACGACCGCGGCCGCCTGATCCATCGCCGGGCGGGGGAGGTGACATTCCCTCCCCTGCCTGATCTATAAGGAGGATTCAACATGATTTCATATACAGAGCTGCAGACACGACTTGCACGGTTCGTTGACGCGGAGATGCTGCCGCACATGACCGGCGGGAAGCGGATCCTGCTCGGCGGATACGCGGCGCTGGCCACAAAGAACGCCGCCGGTATGCTGCAGAGCGCGAAAGACAAGCCGCTCGTTGCCATGACCGGCGCGGTGAGCGCGGAGGGTGTGGACGTGGACGCGCTCTTTTCCGCCGTCAGTCCGTACATCAATGAGCCGGTGACGCTATCGCTTCCCGTCGTCGGTGACTTCCGGCTGGACCGGAGCGACTTTGAGAAGCTGTACCGCTATCTGAAAGGAGAATTGTGAGATGAAGAAGATCCAGCGCCTTATCGAGGATATGTGCTACGAGCTGGACGCGGCCGAGCACTACGCCAAGCACGCCCTGCGAAACAAAGACGAGGACAAGGAGCTCGGCGACGTTTACGAGCGCGTCGCTCGGCAGGAGCTCGACCACTGCGAGATGTTCCACGCGCAGGCCGTCCGGCTCATCCGCGAGCACGGCGAAGCGCCGAACGAGGCAATGCGCGCCGTATGGGAATTTGAGCACGACAAGATCATGGAGCGGGACGCGGAGATCCGCGTGAAGCTCGGCATGTACAGCAACATGAAATAACGCCGCTATTTCTTCCAGCGCCGCATGGCCGTATGCACCGCGAGACACACGGCGAAAACGGCGGCGGCGGAAAAGCAGACCATGGCGAGCACGGCGCCGAATGTCCACTCGCCGCGGAACGAGCCCATTTCCGTGCAGGATATATCAAACAATATGATACGCGCCGCCATGGCGAGGACGAGAACGCAAAGGAATATATTGGTATTCCCTATCCGTTCCGCTTCACGCTCGGCGGCGCGCAGTTTTGTTTCAAGAACGATCTCCGTTTCCTCCCGCTTCTCCTCCGCGGAAACGACGTTGAACGCCCGGTCCATGGAGGCGCACAGCTCCCGCGACATGGCGGCGGCCGTGGACAGCTTCGGATCGGAGGATTTTACGGAGAAAAGATAATCCGCCGTGCTTTTCGCAAGCCCGGCGGCGTCGGCGATCTCCTGATTGGAGCGGTCACCGCGACCGGCTCTCCATGCCTCCTGCAATCGTTCATAGTATTTTTCTTCTGCCAAAGAAACCCCTTCCCTTCCTTTTTTTGGATACGATTCCCACGGATTGGAACACCGGCTCGGACGAACGGCGTTCCGCTCCATCGGTTGGTCTCCGCCGGATGTACGTTTCCGGCGGCGTATGCTACGATAATGGCGCAGACAAAGAGCGGCAGCGCTCGGCGGCTGCGGTCCGGAGCTGCCTGTGGCACGGCAGCTCCGGACGCTTTCACCGTTAATATACCACTTCTTCCGCGCGGAGGAGCGCGAAAAATCACGTTTTTCGGAATATACAACGAAAGTTGGAATTTAACACAAGGACAAGGAGGGACGAGGTGGACATACTCAAAGAGGCGATCCTTCACATTCTGGAGGAGGCAACGGAAGAGGAGCTGAAGATCATTTACCTGTTTATCTCGCATTTGGCGGCATGAAAAGAACACGGCCCGTTTGTGTCGGGCCGTGTTCTTTGTTTAACACTCTGTGCCGCGTTTTCCGAAAGCGGGCGTATGTTTCCCTTCCCCGTTTCCGGAGGACGCGCAGGCGGCTTTCCACGAGACGTATCGGCCATATGTCATTCCGGCTTCGTTCGCATCCCGCGCGATCACCGAGAGAGGGGACGGGACGGCCGCTTTATGTTCCGCCCGTTCCCGCATCCGACGCACCCGCGCCGCTTCCGCCAGCCGCTTGGACGCTCTCTTGCATTCGCTCGAGCAGTATATCCGGTTCGAGCGGTCCAGCGGGAATGATTTCCCGCACATCGGGCATACGATCTCGTCGTTCATTTTTCGCTGCGTCAAATCTCCCACCCGAACTCGTCCTTTATGGCGTCTTTGACTTCCCAGATGTTGAGGTTCTTACTGTTCACGCTCTCGCGGATGTTTCGCACCTCGTCCGACATGCGGTTCACGTCCTCCTGCGTTGGGTGGAAGCACTCCATCCATGCCCAGACGAAGATCGTCATGGCGATGGACACGGCCTTGTGCATGGATACGTCTTTCGGCTTGCGCTTAGATTTGCTGCTCATCATCCACCGCCTTTACAACCTCGCGGATAAGCTCTCGCGCCATGTCGTTTACGCCGGAAATATAGTCCGTAACGCCAGCCTTGTATGAATCGCTATATTCTGAGATACCTTCCATTTTTGCGGTGCATAGACAGTGTTCTATGCAGTATATATATGCGGAAATAGTGGTTTTCAGTTCATCGTTCATCGGATATACTCCTCCACGTAACACCAGCTCTGCGGCGGACGCTGCATTGGTTTCCAGCAATAGGTATCGCAGTCTCCCATGTATTCACACCCGTTGCAGTTGCGGAAGTTCGTAATGTCTACCGGTTCGTCGTAGATTTTCAGATCGGAGATGTGCCACCCGAATCCAACCCGTCCTTGCAGGTACGTTTCGAGCTCGTTCTCACGCAAGCACGCATCTTTGAGAAGCGGCTCGATTGGATGACACAAATTGTCATAGTCAACGAGTTTGTATACCGGCTCCCCGCCAATCCCGGTGTAGCCAATCTGCGCCAACCGGATGACTTGATCGCACACGAACTCACCGATCACCCGTCCATCGTGCTCGTTCCAATCCCCGCTTTTCGGAAGAGTTTGGTAAATATAGCACTTGAACGGCGTTTCCAGCTTCGGGCGCGTCTTACGCACTTCCAGCGTCTTTTTCCCGTTTGCAATCAGCTCGCACCAGCGGGGATTTATGCTTAACATCACGGCTTTACTCATCGGTTCTCCTTTCCGGGCGACTACAAAAATCGTCGAACCTCATTACGCAATCGTGCTTTTCGCAATGTCCGAAGTCTCGGTTCACCTGCGTGTATCTTTGCCACCGGGCGCAGTTTTGGCATCGAACAACCGGCTCATACCCCAGCTGCACCGCCATTCGCTTAAACTGGCTGCGGGTGGGGCGGTCAATCTCGATTGTCGGTGCTGCATCGATAAGTTCGTTTACCTGTTCTTTATCAAGGAGCACACAGTTTCTGCAATTCTGGAATGCATCAACGCTTGTTTCCGGGATAGCGAGTTTTAGATCGTCAGCGTTAATCAACCGCATGGTCTTTTCCTCCTTCGTATTTGGCGATAAGCATATTGAGATCGCGCAGTCTTCGCATTGTGACAGCATCGGCTTCGTAGAGAGCGTCGCGCAAGGCGAGGATTTTGGACGCGGGAACAGCGGCAACGGTGGGTGCATCCTCTATCAATTTTCGGGCTTTCCCCGGCTCTCCTTCGTGCTGCCGGTCGTATTCAGCAAGCAGCGCGTCAGCATCAATCAAGTGCATTTTCATAGTCCTCCCATATGTTTGCTTGGCCCGGAAGAACGCCGTCCTCCATCCACCAGTGAAACACGTCTTCGCCGGTCTTTCCCCAGCGCATATCGTCGGTTTTCCCGCGGGCTTTTCGTGCTTCGAGCATTCTGTCAAAAGTGCAGATGTAATTTTTTTGGAACCCCGGCCAGCGGGCGAACTCGGCGTAACGTTTCTTCCCAGCCAGCTGACATCCAACACAGCCTACGCGGGAAAACCCTTCGCCGTACAGCGGATTCGTCTCAACTTTTTGGTCGTCGAGATAATCCCACACGTCGCGGTCTTCCCAGTCAACAATCGGGTTGCATACTCGCTCACCTTTTAATTGGCAAGTCTCAAAAAGTTGTCGGTCCTCATCGTTGTCATTGTTCAGGATCAGATTTTTTGACCGCGTTCTTGCTACAATTTCCAGCACCCCGCGATTATTAGCTCTGCGCGCGCTTTCTGCCCAGCGGACACCAGTTGCGATGAAGCGGTTTTTCCCTGTCGATTCTTTCAAAACGTCACAACAATACCGCATGACACGCGTCGGCGGCATCAACTTTTGGGGAATCAATGCCCACATACTCGTTCGTTGCCCCTTATATGTCGGGTAACGAATTGTGTAAATTATCCCGCGCGCCTCGTACTCTTTGGCACGTTTTCGGACGTGGTATACCGTTTCCGGCGCGTCCGCCGTGGTGTGGCTGTGGACAATTTCAAACGGGATTCCGGCATTTTCGGCGAGCTTACAGATTGCGGCACTGTCCTTCCCACCGCTGTCGGTCAGCAGTAGCGGCTGCTTATACAGTTTCAACGACATTTTCGATGCAAGACGCAAACGCTCCATTGCGGTCTGTTCCAAATCCGTCATTGCCATTCCGAACACCCCCCATTCCACCGCCACACACAGCGGGGACATTTGCCGTAGCATGGTTTATGCATCGCCGTCACCGCCTTTATACTTCGGCATGTCCGCCCATGCTTCCACACCGTCCCAATCACCGCGTGTTTCAAGCTCGTACAGGTTGTTGTTGAACGCATCGTAGTCGAACACGCACACGTCCTGCGAGACGCCCCAGCTTGTAACGACAAGGATTTCCTGACTGTCTTCCGGCATTTCGCAGGAGAACATATACTCCGGGATTTCATAATCAGCGTACCCGCGCTCGGCGTACTCGGCTTTTTCGTCGTTGGTCAACGGGCGCTCTGTGATCTCGTGCCAGATGATTTTTTCTTCAAACATCGATGTCTTCATCCTTTCTCTGATAGCAATTCAGCAGCGGGTCTGTCGTTTCGCAGAAGCAGCAGGGCTTTCCGTCCGCAGCGCTTGGCGGGTAGTGGATGCAGGATTCGCATTCGTTCATTCCGCACCGTCCATTCGAGCGCCACAATGGGGACAGAACGCGCTCTTGCCCATAAACGTGTTGGGGTTCTGGCAGATGGAACAACTATATGGCTGATAGAAATCATGCAAAACGCCCTTCCAATCTTCCCGTTTTACGACAAGCGACACCCATTTCCCGTGCTGTACAGGTGCAAACTCTTCGAGGTACTCGCACGGGCCGCCAACGTTGCAAGGGTGGTCGGACAGTGTGCATATACCGCCGTGCTCTTCGTATATACAAAATTTAGCCATCAGATTTGTCCTCTTTCTTCATGTGAGCACCACAGTTGGGGCAGTAAGAGTAAAATTTTCCGTATTCCGGCACGTCCCATCCGCACGAAGAACACATATGCCTCGTTTTAGTGTTCGCCATAATGTCCCACCGCCCATGCCGTACAGGCGCAACGTCGGCGGCGGGGAAATCTTCAAGCTCATTTGCCAAATCTTCAAAGGCTTCGGCAATTATTCCGCTTTCGCCGCCCAGCTCTTCAAAGGCACTCTGCGCTTCTGCTGCTTCTTTGCGGATGTAAGAAATAACGTCACTCTTTTTCATGTAATCAGCCATCATTTTTTCCTTTCGGCGGTTCGGGCAGCGGCATCCAATACAGAATGTGACTGTCCGAATGACAGTCGTTCGAATCAATCCAGAAGTGGTATTCCGCATCGAATTGCAGAACCGCAAAGCCCCAGCGCGTATAGCACAATACAATTTCGCCATCCCTCGGCAGTCTGTCCTTCACGCTTATCCATTGCGGGACGGATACGGCGGGAATGATAGATATTGCGGACATCAGCTCTTTATCCTCTGGTCGGAGTATGTGCGCCGTGCGCATTGCCGAACCACGCTCTATGTATTCAGCCATTGCCATCGCCTCCGTCCGTCCGCACTTCTTTTTCAAGCGTTGCATCAATAACTCCAATAGCGTCGAGAATGCTGCAGCTTACGCTTTCGTCGAGGTCAAATATCGCACCCTCGATGAAACCTAACATGCGCTGAATCGTTGAAAAGTCTTTGTGTGTCATGGCGTTTTCTCCTCATAGTTGTCTTTCATGCCGTTATTTCTCCGGCAGCAGGAGCACTTCTGGTGACGCTTGCCGAGCCATTTGCAGTTGTCGCAGGAAAGCGCGTCCTCTTCAAGCATCCGCAGCCAGTCACAGTCTGCCGGTTCGCAAGGATCGTCTGGGTAAATCTCGTTGCATAATTCGCAGATGATCGTCCGCGCTGTTTTAATTTTCGTGTATTCAGCCATTGTCAGCCCTCCTGTTCCATGCTTCGATTGCTTCTTCCGGCGTAGAGAAAAGCCGTGTTTGTGGGTGGCATAAGCAGAGCACATTGTCGCATATTGCGCGATATTTTTTGACATACTCAGTCGTTGTTTCATCGGCTTGACAACATGTATCGCTGAATGTGATCGCCCTTATGTACGGGCTTCCGCCGCAGAATGGGCAAGGTTAGGTTTTACCATAGTTTTTACTCCAATCAATCGCCTGTCCGCACACTTTGCAATAACTTCGGCTTAATTTCTTGCACCCTTTTTCCGTGATTTTATGTCCGCAGTTCGCGCACATCAAAGCGCACCTTGTTTCTCTCGGCTTCTTCGGAATCTGCTTGTCCAGCGCCGCACACGCCTTAAGGCAAGCCTCGTCTACCGCCTCCCGTAATTTCTCCTTGCCTTTGAATCCGCCTAAAAACTCGATCTCGGCAAGGGCTTCCCGCGTGGTGTCCGGGTGAAGGATTCGTTTGGCTTCTTTGTAGGTCATGTAATCAGCTCCTTTTCGTATTTACAAAACGACATGTCGCAGTCCTTCCTATCCGCGCACACGCTGCATCCGTGCGCTTTGGAGAAACGGAAAAACTCTGCGGCGGTTCTTGTTGGGTAAGCTTTGCGGACGGCGGTTTTCTCGCTTTTCGGCTTCTTTACTTCCACAGGCGCTTTTTTCGGCTTTCTTCCCTGCCTCATGTGTTCGGCTCTGGCCGCTCTCACTTCGTTTGCGAGACAGCCGCAGGATCGCGTTTGCCCGTAAATGATGTTGTTCTGCATGATGACTTTTTCCGTTCCGCAGTCGCAGCGGACGCGCCAGAAAATGAAGCCCTTTCTGTCCGGCACATCGGCAAGGCCGAGAACGACGAGCCGCCCGAACCGCTGACCTGTCAGGTCTTTTCTCGGTCTTGCTTTCAAAGCTTCCCTTGCCTTTTCGAGCTTTGCCCGCGAAGCGTCGGAGTTTAAACAGCCGCAGGATTTTGTATTTCCGCTCCGCAGGGAATACCCGGCGGCAACCTTTTCTTTTCCGCAATCGCATTTGCAGAGCCAGTGTGCGCCGTCGTGCTCGGAGTGGTCGTATCGTATGACCGTCAGGCGTCCGAAGCGCTGCCCGGTAAGGTCAATTCGTTTCATCCGAGCCTCCGCTTGGCGTAGAGTGCCATGAGTAAAGATTCTGCACAGCCGTCATGCTCCTTGCGGCAGCCCGGCGGGATGAGATTCACGCCGGGGAAGAGCCGCTTGCAGACCTCGATGGACGTGTTCTTGTCGGCGGTGACGGAAAATTCCTTCTTCCACTTCTGTGGGCGGACGAGCTCATAGGGGATCTCGTATGCTTCGAGCATCCCTTGCAGCCAGCCGAAATTTTCCCCGAAGTGGAACATGGACACGCTTCCGTTCTTCGGCATCACGCCGACGTGCTCCAGGCAGCACACCGCCTTTTCGCCGCGCAGGTCGGACAGGACGCAGCGGTAGGTGTCGCGGTCATACCGGAACGTCTGGACTTCCTCCCCTTGCAGAATGGCGAGGCCACCGTTCTTGCCGGGATCGCATCCGATGTATATCATTCTTCCGCCTCTACGATCTCGCCGTTTCGGAGGGTGTACCACGTATCCGGTTTGTACATTTTCCCGTCGATTACAAAGGATCCCCACGCGACGATATCAAACGATGTTTTCGATTCAACGGCAATCGTCAGCATTGCGCCCTTGCCGCCTCGGATCATAACGTCATCACCGCGGACTGTACCGACGCCATTTTCTCCGACGGACACCCTACCGCCCGCTGTGGCTGCGCCGAAGTTGCCCGCTGTGGCTGCGCCGCTGTCGCCCGCTGTGGCTGCGCCGAAGTTGCCCGCTGTGGCTGCGCCGCTGTCGCCCGCTGTGGCTGCGCCGAAGTTGCCCGCTGTGGCTGCGCCGCTGTCGCCCGC